AAAGGTACTGTGTTATTCATCAGAGAAGCAATGATTCTATTAGACTGTCCGGGCTGACCAGAGAATAGGTCAACAAATGATTGCATACCAGCTAGATAGGATTTACTTGTAACAGTACTTGCCATTGCCATACCTAGTTTTAATAATCTGTCTTCCGCCCATTCTTCACCCATTAATTGTTGGTGATCTCCTATATCTCCTACTAATGCAAGTATTTGGTTGTATGGTTCAAAGGCATCATAGTTAACCCAGACATCACCAAGTTTTATAGTCCTTGGTTTCCATCCCATATCTAACCATGCTTGTCTTTGCTTTCTATCTGTTGGTCCATTACCATGTAAATTACCACTAAGATATGCCATAGATGCCATACTTATTGCAGCAGAACCCATTGCTAGTCTACCATTTTGGATAGCTTTAGCATTCATCAAATCCTGGGGGGTCTTAATTCCATACTGTAGTAAGTCAGAAAGGTCGTCTCCGGGTTTAGCTTTAGCTATTTGATTAAACTCTTTAACAAAGAAGTTAAAACCGGGAGTATGTTTAGCAGTCAATGCTAATCCATTAACACCAGTTCTAGCAAATAGGAAGAAAGGTCTAGCCCATGGTGCTTCATCAAAGGCTTTAGCTAAGTTCTTACTAAAACCTGTTAGGTCTTGAGTAAGTGTAGCTTCTCTTCTACTGAAGTCAGCCATCTCGTCAGCTAAACTACCATCAGGTTTGAAGATCTGTTTTTGAAATAAATCTTCTTGATTCTTAAAAAATGTCTGATCTAGGTTACTGAAGTTACCATCAGGTAATCTGTCAGCAGCAGCTAGAAATGCTTTTTCTCTAGCTCTAGCTCTACCTATCATTAGTGCAAAGGTGTCGTCAGTAGCTGCCATAATCTTAGTAGAATATGTAAGAAGACTACTATCATTCAAACCTCTAACCATGTTAGCTGTACGATATAATGCCTTATCTACTACATTACCTCTTGACTCTGCCCAATGTCCATACATTTGCCATTGGTCGTCTAGTTTATTTCTTTCTACGAATCTAGTTTTCATGGTTGACAAGTCGCCAGCCCAGTAACTATTTAATCTTTTTTTAAAATATTGGAAAGATTCTGGTACCATCTCACGCATAGCATTGAGAGAAGATAATGCAGCTCTAGTTATTGTTGCATCACCTTTCATTACACCTCCCATAGCCATAGCCATAGGTCTGGTAAATGCTGCGGTTGATGTACCCATGATTGCACGTACTGATGTTTTAGGTCCAGACAGAACACTATGAGTAAACATAGTACCCATCTCTCTCAAAAATGCACCAGTCTTTTTCTTATCACCAGCAAATGTACCACCTCTCATTTTCTTACGCATAAATACGTCAAGATCATCTAGTGTGTGTACACCGTCAGCCATAGATATACCTTCAAATATAGTCTTAAATACTTCGTCACCGTCTTGTTCGGTAGTCATTTGTAGAGCTACACGGAACGCGTCTATACTCTCTTGTACTTGTTGGTCTATTTGTTCTGTAAATGCTTTACCTGTTTTCCTTAAACGTGAGTCACCAATCTCTGCTAATTGTTGAGATGCTTCATAGGCAGATATTTTTCTAAGTCTTAAACCAGCAATCAGTTTCTCTACCATTTGCTGAGCTGGACCGTCAATATCTTTTAGGTCAGCTATGTCGGCTAGTTCTCTAGCAGTAATACCAGCATCTCTTATATCATTAAATAGAGATGTGTTTACCATGTCTAAGGCTTTGATGTACATAGGCTGTATGTACTCACCAACTTTCTTACCTTTCTTATCGTATATTGGTCTTTGTTTTTTAGTAAACTTTTTAAAGAATTGCTCAGTAGTTACGTCGCTTGTATTTCTACCTTCGTAAACTGATCTGAACATATCAAGATCTTCACCAATACTATCTTGCAATGTTTTTCCTGCACTTCTAGCACTAGCTTCTAGTTCTTTAATAAATCCTTGACTTCTAAAATTACTTAAAACTTCTTTTATAACTTTTTCAGATTCACCTGTACCTTTAGACATTCTGTCAATCTGAGTATTAGAAAGTAAAGAACCTGTACTACCTTCTTCTGCACCCCATTCCTTTTTAATACGCTTTGCAGATTTATTAACATCTGAAGCTGTACTGTTAGAAGTTGTAGCTCCTTGCCAAGGGTCAGCGATAGGTTCATTCTTTGGTGCTCTAAATCCTGAATCTTTCATCTGGGATTTAGCTTGTTCTCTTTTCTGTACTTCTATACTCTGTTTTCTTGAACCGGTAAACTCTTCAAACTTAGCTTTAAGTGCAGCGATGTCTTCTCCTGCTGCTGCCTTTAGTTCACCTCTAGCATCATATACTCTTTTAGCTGCATCAGTAACAGGTTTTAAATCTTCTTTCAATGCACTGCCTAGTGCTGCTCTTTCATCATATACTCTTTTACCAGCATCGACTACCTGAGTTGCACCTTCTTTACCTTGTCTAGCTATTAATTCAGCTAGTGGTGTCATCTTAAATATAGTTGCATCAAACACAGCACCTATACCCATACCTTCAACAACATGTCTCAGTTTATTTAAAGCTGGGTGATCTGTATCCTTTGTAGCTAAAGCTGAATCAAGCCATGGATATTTTTTAGCTAAGATTCCTGATAGGTTATCTTGTTCTTCATTTTTTGCAAGTAGGTCATATCTTAAACCTATCATAGCACCAGATCTTATATGTTGAGCAAGTGTAGCTCCTGTGCCTAGTTTACCAAACCCTCCTGTTAAAGCGATAGTACCTAAGACATCTGTAGAACCTCTGACTAGACCACCCCACCATGTTTTAGTTTCAATAGGGTCGCCATCACCATACATAAACTGGTCCCATTCAGTCTGGTATCCTTCTTCAGTTTTACCTTCTTCTTCCATCTCACCATTGAAAAAGTCAATAACTCTTTCTGGTGTAGTAATGATATTAGAAGCTATATCTCTAGCTCCAGCTCCAAGACCAATTAGAGTATCTTCTGCATAGTCTCTTGCTGTTGGACCTTCTGGTTTAGCTTCTTCAGGTACAACCTCTTCAGGAACTTCCTGTTCTGGTTCTACAATACCATTTTCTATATCAGCAGCTTCGATATTCTGTACTGCCTTTTGTGTGTCCTCTTCGGACATACCCTGACCAGAGATTCCTATCTCTAGCGTAGGTTCAAATTCTTCATTCATAGTTACCACGGTAAATATTGCCCAATGTCAGACAAGTAATCCGCAGTTACTGGTTCTGTCTCATTAAAGCTTTTTTGTTATAAATGGATGTTTTAACGTTTTGATCTCCCTGTCCTTCGTCTTCGAGTCTAGCTCTTGTTATACGAGAACGTGTAGGGAATTTGTAAATAAGATTTAATATTTTATCGTTTTTTGTATTTTCTTTAGGTGTATCTTTTACCTCTTCTCCATAAAATTGAAGCTGTGAGTTAGCTAAGTCAATAGGATTAACTCCCATTCTCATAGCTAGGTCACGATAATAATCTGGGATATCACTAGACTGTTTTAATGGAGTTTTGCTCCACATTAGTAACTCTTTTTGTGTATCTCTATCAGTATTAATTTTTTGCTTTCTCCAGTTACCATTAGCCGATTGCTTCATACCTTTCTGAATACTTCTACTGTATGTATTATCTGATGGGTCAAGACTAGGATTCATTAAAGCATCCACTGTCCTCTCACTTCTTAATACTTCTTCTACAGCAGCTTTACCAGCTCTCATACCATCTTCAGGTCTACCTACAATCTGACCATCTCTTACAGTAGCTTGTTTGTAAGCGTTATTAAATACTTCTTCTAGACCAGCATATAAGTTTAGCCACTCTACTGAAGCAGTTTCTGTACTTCCAAATGTATCTCCTGTTCCTTCGTCAGTGTATGCTTTTAGAAATTTAGCTGCTGAGTCATGTAAATCTGTTCCCGGTACGAGTGCACCTGTAGTAAGTATCTTATCTTTGTATTTGTTAAACGTAGCTGTACTTACATTTTCCATTTCAAAATCATATACACCACCTTGGTAGCGTATGGATTGTTGAATCATGTCTTCTGCAACATCGTCAGGTAAGTGACCTTTTAAAGCATCTGATAATTCTATAGGTACATATCCGTCATACTTCTCTTTGTACATAGCGTACATCTGTGCCTTCTGCTCGTTAGTAGGAGCTTGTAAACTTTGTATAACATTCAAGTCAGCAGCTATACTTGCTTCTTTTTTCTCTTCTCTAGCAGTAGCACCTTGTTTAGCAGCGTCAGCTAGTTCTCCTTCTAAACCACCCCATTCCTTCCAAGAACCCATAGTCTTGGTAGAACCATCACGAGCTGTTATTTCGTGATTAACTATAGACATAGCTTCAGTGTAGGAGATAGCGTCTTTCTCAACTAAACTAATTAAGTTCTCTTTAAATGCTCTTCTACCAGCACCTATAGTTGTTCTGTTTCTAGCTGCATATCTAGCAGCCCAGTCATGTGCAAGTTGGTGTCCGTCTTCTGGATTAGCAGTAACGAAACCCATCTGTATCATTCTACTGTCAGAGTTTGCTACCTCTGTTTGATAGTTTTCTTCTCTAGCTATAGCTTGTTTCTTTCGCCTAGCAGCATCAAACTTATCTATTTCTGGTTTGACAACAGTAGCTACAAGAGCTGGATTTAATCCTGCAAATTGTTTAGCATATTCAAATTTAATCTTAGTGTCTAAAGCTGCTTGTTCTTGTGGACTAAGATTATCCATATGACCAACAGAAACTTGTTGACCATTTCTAAATACATCTATCTTTGTAGTTTCGTAAGCTTGATAAACATACTGATCGTAGTCTTTAGCTTTCTGTAAAGCATATTGTTCTGCAACCATATACTTTTCCCAGCCAGCCATCTTACGAAATTCTTGAGCGGTGATACTGTCACCGGTTTCGTTCTCGTACTTAGAAGCAAATTCTTGTGTAGCTAGATCGTCTTCAAATAGTTGATCTCTTTCACCACGGAACCGTGCTTCTAGTTCTGGACTAACACCTCTAGTAAGAATGTCTAGAGATATTTCTGCTTCTCTATCAGCTCTAAATTTCTCTTGTCTTTTCTTAATAACATCACCAATAGTAGTAGAAAGGGTTGATAAACCTTCCCACATTTTTTGTTGGTTTCTTAGTTTGTCTTCTTCTACCTGTTTTAGTTGTTGAAAATATTTCTCTTCACTAGCTTGTATTTCTCTGTCAGATTTTTCTTGTTCGGGAATTATGTCCACGATTTGTTCAGGGGTTACTGACTGACCCGTAATATTATATTGTGGAATCATAATTAATAACTCTGCATAAAGTTAAATCTACTCTGTACCTGTTGAGGACTGTTATATACATAACCGGTAGAACCGACAGGACTTGATGGGGTCATGCTAGTCTGCTGCATGTTGTTGTTCAGACCGTTACCTTTTCCAGACATACCTCCTATACCTTCTCCTATTGCATTTGCCATACCCATCATTAATGTTAAACCTACGTTCTCCATCTGAGGTGGTGGCGGTGCAAAGTCTGGTATTGGTTGTATAGCCACCTTACTGAACGACTTATTAAGTTGTCCTTTAAGATTTCTATTAACATCAGCCATAGCTTCTTTACCTTGGTACTGAGCTGTAGCTAAAGCTCTAGATCTCATAGCTTGACCCATGCCAAATTGACCTTGGTTCATAACTAACTGTCTAGCGACTGATCTACCTCTAACTCCACGCTCGGCTGCTGATACTTCTACAGCTCCTTCGTTGGCTAACATCTTTTTAAAATCATCTTGATTCTGTAAGATAGCCATTGATCTTGCATTATTTAATTGTATTTGTGTTCTTGTATAAGCACGTTGAGCTGCAATATTTGCTAAATCAACTTCTTGCTCGAACTGTACTTGTTTTGATTGGTAAGTACTTCTTGTTTGCATCCACTTACGTTCTCTAACTTTAAGTTGATGCTTATACATTTTACGCTTATGAGCGTTATTTGCGGACGCTTGGGCTGCTCCGCCTATTGCGGATACTGCTGGTCCTATCGCTGCTGGACTGCACACGGGCAAACTCGATAAAGGATAAATTGTTTGGTCCGTAGGTAAATTTCCTTAAGAACTTAAAACCTAAAAACCTAAGTAACTTGATATGGACTTTGTTTCTTGCGTCAACAAAGTTCCACAGTAACTTCTCTGTTCTTGCGTTCACATACCGTCTTGCTTCACGAGCAAAGGTATGAGGATAGTCGTATATAGCTGGGGTGCAAAGCATCCAGATCTGTCCATTACTATGGACTCCTGCCATGCCTGCTATATCGCCATTCGGTACTTCAAAATAAACTGAATCGCAGTTTTGAAATCCTACGATTAGTGCATTTAAAGGGTCATGTCCATGACCTTCTGTAACCTCCCGATAGTCATCGGGTAGTAAATTAGAAGCCACCGTCATGGCAGCTTCCAATGTTGCTGTGTGGATGTATTTAGACACGTTGATAATTCTTAGTGTTGTAAACTCCTTCCCATGTTAATGTATGAAAATTAGCAGGAGTTGGGTGTGTAGATTTGACAGTTAAACTAACGTTTATATTTCTGTCGTAGATGGGAACTGTTCTTAATTTATTATCATCTAAAGTAATCGCAGAGTTAGCCGAGTAAAAGTTAGCCGGTGTGACTTCAAATAACTCAGTGTAATCTGTACGACCTGTTCTAGATAAAACAGTTTCGTAAATACCAATTGGACCAAACCCTAACTTTACTCTATGTAAAATAGTATCAGATCTTGTATCAGCTCTAAATTTCTGCTGTGCCTGAGTTACATAGTATATAGTTGGTAAGGTAATAGACATAGTATATAGGTAACCTATGTAAAAATCTTGTCCTGTCCAATCACCATTTATTTCTAGATTAGAACCATTAACTGTAACTAACGCATAGTTACCAATAGCTAATGGTGGATTAGCAGGGTCATCTATATCATATGCTGCTATCTGACCTACACCATTTAAACCACTTGGTTTTGGAAATGTAGTTTTACCATTACTATAAGCACTAGACGCTAAAGATGATACTGGCATTAAGTAATCCATGTGGACTCTATCTTCGCCTAAAGCTACAGTATTATCATCCATTCTTATATTATATTTCAATAACTCTCGTTGACTGCCGTTCTCAAGTATTACAAACAACGCATCGTCTTGCATACAATGGTACTTAATAGTTCCCGGTAAAGTCCATCTAAACCAAGAAGCCATTTTTCTTTCTTGGATTTGATCGAAATACCTGTACCCATACAAGGTCGAAGTACTGTCTTCACTAAATAATATTATTGAGTTTTCTCTAGAATTACTAATTAATTTTAAATCATTCTCAAATAACTTAGCTACTACTGCACTCTGTTCAATAACTTGAGGTTCTCCCTCTCGTTGTATCTGTGCCATCTCAAAGAATCTGGAATGTTTACCAGCATTATCTAAGAAGCCGACTGTAGTACCAAGAGAGATAGGGTTAGTTGCAAAGTTAAAGTTGTAAGTAGAAAGAGCATTGATCTTAGCGGTGGTAGGGCTGAATGTGTCACTATCAGTAGTGAGCATGAATTGTTGGTTTTTAGAAAATAATAGTAAACCTGTGTTTACTTGTATCCCATCAAATAAAATTGCTGGGTATTCTGAACTAGCTGCTATATCTATAGGGTCACTAGCTATTAACTGTATAGCTGACTTAGCAAAGAAATTAGTAAAGTCTCCGGGACGGGTCATTACTATATTTTCATCGGCAAGTATTGCAAACCTATTTCTAAAGAACAGCATTTTGTTTATGTTCTTACCAATAAAGGATGGCTCTGGGTTTGTGACATCATCACCAACTAAAGCATCATCCCACTGTGGAACTGCTGGCTGTGTTACACCACCAATACTATAAGTAGAACCATCTAATTCAGATATTCTAAAGTTACCGTCAGAAGTTCTTATCAGAACAACTGGCATCTTAGATCTTTTTAGTCTTATTGTTCTCCCGGGTTTAGCACACTCTTCCCATGTACCCTCACCATCTTTATTGTTGTTACCAAAGAATTTAACATAATGGTTATCTTCATCAGCAACACTATTAACAACCTCTACAACCATCCCGTGCTTGCACTGAGAGGGGAGATCGCCCACATCGTTAACTTTACTAGCAACGACATTTAACAACTCTCCTACGGGCGTAGAGGCGTTGAATATGGAAGTTCTCTTTACATGTAGTCCTGTACCAATTGATGTTATATCTGCATTGGTAAAATTACCACTAGCTATTAGCTCAGCTCTTATATCACCAAGGATACCTTCAGCAGTAATTGTTGTTTCAGTATCAAATGGTGTTGGTTGTGGTCTAGCTAGAGCAAGGTTTGCCTGTACGATAGATTCACTAGATTCTTCTATAATTACTTTATAGTAAGCATCTTTCATAAATACATAGAAGTAATCACCTTCTCTCCAACCTTCTCCACCATGTAGTAGATCGTATGTAGTTGTATATCTTGCTTGATATGTTGTAGTCTGGCTAGTTCCAGAACCTTCTGTGTAAGGTACGGACTGACCAGTTGTAGCTATACGGAAGTATAAATTTTTTCTGCCAGTTTGACTGCCTTGGTTAGATGAATTAAATATATTAACTTGATAACTATAATTAGTATCTGATTGACCTCCACTAGCTAGAGTTCCACCCGGAGCTCCTTCGTCAGTAAGAGTATCTCCTGTACTAACACTGAAGATTCTTGTACCTACGTTAGGTGCAAAGGCATCTCTACCATCACCAGCTTGTGTACCACATCTAGCATTACTACTGTTACCTCTATTAGCATGAGTTCTCATTCTAAATCCAGAGTCACAGTAGTTGTTACTTGAGTTAACTAACTCTACACGTATTCTTGTAGCGGTATGAACTGTTGAAGTAGTAGTATTATCAAATACATTTAAAGCATATTGTTTAGCATACGATAAACTTTTTAATTCTATAAAAACTTCTTTCTGATAATTACCTAGAGGTTCAGTGACAGTATCCATCTCCGTAGTGATGGTTCTATTATTGATATAAGTATAATCGTTTAGAGTTAATGTCTGTATATCTTCGTCACCTGTATGGGTTAGATATGTAGAGTTACCTATTCCATCAACAACTGTCTTAGGATTACCAGTCAAGCAATCCCACATTTTAATAGTACCATCTCGTTGTACCTGACCTACATATTGTTCGTTCTCATCTCTGTAGTAATGAAACCATTTACCATTACTTGTAGAGTTTGTTAACGTTGACACAAACTTACCAGCCGGTCTCTTTAATAAACCTTGGGTAATATCTGGGATAGCGTTAACCATGTCTTTCACCTGACCGGGAATTTTTTGCTCGTCAGGTTGTTGTGATATACCAGCATTAAGGCTATGTATAGTTTGTGTAATGTTTGCCATTATCTAATAAGTGCTTTGTAAGGTTGATAAGCTCTGTATCTACTTTCTGGAGGGAAGCCCATAAAGCTGTAATCTCCTTGTTCTGTTTCATAGTTAAGAGCATTTGCTTTAGCTTGCTCTTCTTCTATCTTAAGTAGTTTAACTAGCTCAGAGTTTGATACAAGTTGAGTAGCTGCTCTAACCGAAGCTCTAGCAATTATGTATCTTTGTATAGGTGTAGGTACATCAGTAAAAGCATAGAGAGTTACTATGTCAAAAAGATAGTCTTGTGTAAATGTATATGTCTGATGTACTAAGTCATATAGTTTACCGTTCTTCTTAGTTACATCTGTGCCTCTGTCAATCTGTCCATCACTGATGTCATATGATATTGCATCTGCTGGTATTAAGTATTCACCGTTAGAGTTAGGACTTTGCTTTACTCTATAGTGTGAATTAAAATGCCAACCAGTTGACTGTACATCTTTATTAACTTCGTCTAATAGATTTTTAACAAATGATATTTCTGGATTCTGTAGTGCGTTGCCTGTAATGTTAGTAACAGGAGCTTGCCCTATGCTACCCAAGATAGAGTTCACTGCGGATAGTTCGGTATCGGTGCTTATTTGAATAGTCATAAAAAAAAAGGGACCCGAAGGTCCCGTATAAAGTGTATAAATTAGAACGCAGAAGGAGCTGTTGCACCAACATATAGTTCTACAGCAGCAGCAGGATTTAAGTAGTCTGCTCCCATTGCGAGTCTTCCTAAGATTACGTCGCCTTGGTAAACAACAGACACATCCCCTGATGTTACCTGTACTTGAGGACCAATAGCCTCGACACAACCAGCAGCTTCTTTTTGGAAAATCAAACCACATGATTTGGTTCCTACTTCAGCAGCCTGACCATAGTCATTCTTGATACCAGTCTGAGAGCCATTAGCATTCTCAAGTGCTGGTCCAATGTGTGAACCTAGGTTGGTTGGAGCTGTCTTACCAGTTGTTCCACCGTAAGCTGTACCATACTTGCCAAGGAACGGAATGTTCATTGACTTGAATATCTGGATTCCAGCTATTTCGATTACGCCGTTACCTGACTGTAACGCAGTACCTTGAACGTCTCTGTTGATTAGTCCGTTAGTACCAGCTTCAGTTATAAGAGCGTAGTATTGACGAGGGTTTAGAACAGCTACTCTTCCAGAGGAACTGACTCCTTTTTCGTCAAGTGCAGCAGCAGCATCATAGAATGCTGTTACTAGCTTGGCTGAATCAAACGCATCAGAATCGTTAGTTGTTGCACCAACTCTGATTTGTGTTCCGCCGGGTTCTACAAAGTTTGTCTTTGTAATTGGAGAAGCAGCTCTTGCTCCTCTTGTGATTGCTCTGAAGATGAGTCTATCATACTTCTCAGCTAATGCGTATCCAATCTTCTTGGAAATTTCTCCTCTCAACTCGAAGTGTGCGAGTGTTTCATCTAGCTCATATACGAATGCACTAGAAATTAGGAGCTCGTCGCATGTAATTGTTTTTTCTGCGACTGGAGGTGCACCATCACTATTACCTAATATACTATTTCCGGGAGTATGGAACTCAGCAGTTGTTCTACCTGTGTAGATGAACTGAAGACTCTTTCCATTCTTGAGTGTTCTCTTCATCACCATGTCACGAGCGATTGTCTCGTGCTGGAATCCTTTGAACATCTCTCCACTAAACAGTTTAAGGTAAAGTTGACGGGCGTCACCTGTTGAGTTTGACTGACCTTGGCGTGTTAGCGAGGTAGTCAAATCGGAACTCTGATGAGCCATGATTTTATCTTAAATGTAAGGGTATTATTGGTCGTTCCTAACGTTAGAATGTTGTCAGTCTTAATTGGTCTAACGTGAGACTGGCACGTTTTGTGGTCTTTTCCCACCGTCGACGGGTAAAAGGTATCCTCCTCAGAGGGCTTTTCCCAAATTGAATAGGGAGGAGTCGAACCTCCCCTAGGTCACCTATTTGACTATTCTTGTGTAAGCAACGCCACGATATACGAAAGTAACTTTCATCGGTCATCTCCATATACCTAAGCCCCGTTCCATGCTTAGGAGTCATGCGTCCCATTAGGGATGAACGGACGTAGAGTGTCCATCTGGTACTTCTAATAACCATGTGTTAATTGTATATCTGTAGGTTCCGTTAGTTGGTTCACTTACAGAATGTGGATGAGTATAGTAAGGAGGGAAACAAATAGCTTGCCCCTTTCTTAGTGTATATTTAAAATCCTGAAATGGAAAGTAAAACTCTCCACCTTCAAAGTCACTATTCAACCCTACAATAACACTTAACTTACGTTCAAATATTTTACCATTACCATCAGCACAGTATAATCCATCTGTATGATTTCTGGTAGCACCATGTATCCTTCGTAAAGAAAGACCTTGGTCTATGTGAGCGGTGAATGTTTCCACTTCGGCTGTGTATTTGTTTACAACTTTTTGAAAAGAAGATCGTATTTTTCCTATAAAATATTTTTCTTCTGGATTCATTGCATCTAGTAATAGTTCTTTTGTACGAACATTATTTACTTCTCCTTGAGAATCAAAATAATCTCGAAGAACCATGTTATCTTCATGCTTATTCCAATACTCAACTAGCTCTTCACATAGTGTATCTGAGAACGCGTTATCTACTATTGTTATAAAGTTTGTCATCGTGATTATGGGGTGAACTCCAGTGTCGGGTGACACCCGAGATGATAAAGATATTAGTTATCAGAGTTATCGTCGTCAGAAAGTTCTTTATCAGTTTCTTTCTTCTCTTCTTCTTTATTGCAAAATTCAAAGCTGGTGATGCTCGCTCGCATTTTATCGTTTTGGTGTGACATTAACCTATAGCTGGTGCAGTCAGT